GCTCTCAAGGTAATCAGCAACAGTGTCCAGATAGTCAGAGGCTTTAGTGATCTTTGACTGGACCCAAGCTTCTAAATTGCCTTCACCTTTACCCATGATAGTGTTTAGTCTATCAATAGCACGTTTGGCTGTTGCTAGTTCGTTACGAGCCATACCATATTCATAATCTTCGTTCAATGGCTTTTTGTAATGCTGATCTCTCATAGTATTTCTGATAGTATGTTCGAGGTTTACGTACTTTGTCATCTAATTAACCCTTAGTAATTGAACGTAGCATCCAACCATGCTTTTCGTGAATATCTATTCTATCCTGAAGGAAGTTAGAAAATCCAACCTTCTTTTCTTTTTCTGCATCAGCATAGGCAGCAGTCAAAGAAGCAATAACCTTTTGATTATCCATTTCTAATTTCTTAAGCATATTTATGGCATTAGGAATTTTAGTTTCGTCTTCGATAGTTGCAAGTTCTTTGAAACGAGAAAAAGAACCAGGCACATAAACGTCAAGTGTGCGAATGTGTTCAGCTATAGAGTCTACAGCTCCCCAAACTTCGTTGTAAAGTCCATCAAGAAAAGAATGATATTGCGCGAAATCAGACCCTTCAATATTCCAATGGAAATTGTGAGTCTTTAAATATAAAGCAAAAGTGTCAGCTAATGCTACTTTAGATGATTCCGCCAATGACATTTACTTAGCCTTTTTTGCTCTCGGTTTACGAACTTTTTTAACAACTTCTTCTATAACTGTATCAGCTTCTTTAATCAATTCAGCAGCTGCTTCTTTTGCCTCTTCGACTACAGCAGTTTCGACCTTTTTGACTTCTTCTACGGCTGCATTAACAACAGGAGCAACTTCTTCGACTTCTTTCTTTACTTCTTCAACTACTTCTGTAACTGTTTCTTTCTTGATTAGCATCTTGTAGATAGCATAACCAATAAGACCTGTAATACCCAAACCAATAATCGTTTCCATTTCATTTCTCCTTTATATTATTCTTCGCTTCCGTCACTGCTACCACCGCCACCAGAGCTTCCGCTTTTACCAGGAGGTGCGCTGTGAAGTTTATTATCAGAACCTCTAAATTCCACATTTTTCAAAGGTTTTAGTTTACCATTCATATCACGGATAAGAACTTCGTTTATTACTCTTTTAATGATCGTGGTTGTAGTTTCATTGACTGGTTGACCAGGTGTGGCTTTTTGATATACGTTTTTGGCCGACTTAGTTCCGTCAAATCTTGAATCTGGATCGTCTGAATTTTTAGACTGAGCTTCAACAGTTTCAGAAGTTTTAAAATGCTTACCCTTATGAATATTTTTCACTGATTTACCTTCTGAAACAGGCACACAATTAGGAACAGTTTTACCGTTCTTTTTCTTCATACCTACTGCTGTATAACCATCCCAACATGCCTTCTTAAGATCGCCTGTTGGTTCTTTAACTTTTTCTGTAACTGTTTCTTCACAATGCCATGCACGCAGAGACTTATTAATTCTTGAATCTGGATCGTGCGCTGTTTTAGCTGATGTTAAACGTTTCTTCATACCACTCATACGTGCGCAGAATGATTTACGTCTGTTGGCAGATTTCGAACCTGGCTTCAGTTTCGATGGCTCTGTTCTAACTGCTGTTTTTAATTTAGATCCTGGATTTTCTCGACGATAAGCCATAACACCAGCTTTCGTCAACCCACCCTCTGGGTTTTTATATTTTGAATCTGACCAAGTTTCTGTTAAATCTTCATCCAATTCAGCAGCAAACCCACCAGCGATAAAAGAATTTACACGGTCAAAACCAAATTGTTCTGGAGTTCCGTTAAACGAATCTTCCCAAACAATATATCCACGACGATACACTTCTTCAAGTATATCCGTGCTGATTCCTGATTTTTGAGATTTTTTATATAGAGATAGTTTAGCTTCGTTAGTGAGAGCTACAGCAGACCCATAGAGTTGTTCTACAACTACTAGCTGAGGATCAAATGCTTTAAATTTCTTTACCATTGGAGTTTCCCTTTAGGCTTATCCAAGAACAATTCGCAGGTCTGCCATAGCCTTACTGCACTAACAGTATTATTTAGTTAATTTTGTTTTTGGAGTAAAAGCTTTGAATCCGAGTTTAGCGTGCAATTTGTTATGACTATCCATAATCCACTTATGTAAAATGTCATTCTTTTGATCAGAATTAGCTGTGTTAGTGTCAGTGTAATTATTAAGTCCATTATTATCAACAGCAGGGTTACCAGTATTAAAACCCAATCCACCGACAGCTCCGGTGGCGCTCTCATTAACCATCATACCATTTCTGGTGTCATTGAATAGTTTTCTGGCATGCTCTTCAGGAACGTGAGTTGGCACGCCCTTTTTAAAATTATCAAAATCATTAGCCTGAGCAGCCATACGCATTTTACTAGATGACATACCCTCAACGCCCTCGGCATCAGGATCTCTATCACCAGCCGAGTGAACTTTTATCTTTTTAAAATTATAGTAACCATGCCTAAACGGTACACCATTAGCATCTTTATCTTTACCGTTATATTGATTTGCTAATTTTCCGAACTCATCAGCTCTATCAGCACCAACAACAATATGGACTTCTGGATGGCCAGCAGCATGAAGGCGACTCAAATGGTGCAATATAGTTGGGGTCGCTTTTGAAGAACCAACAAAATTAGTTTGTGGGAAAAATCTCCTAGCATGCTCTAACTTTTGATCTATCGTTAGAGGATTTTTCTTAGGATCTTGAGAGTGAGATAAAACAACTTCATGATGAGCTTCATGCTTATCAGCAAGCTCTTGAATTTTGTTTAAAAGAACTTGATGACCGATAGTTGGACCAGGGTTCATTCGCCCATAGGTCATCACTACTGGTCTAGTGTCTTTCGTTGCTTCTCTAAGATATTTTAAGAAATTAAGCTTCAGCATTTTTTTGGAAAGCACCTTTTAAGAAGTTTTGACGAGCAAATACTTTTCTGTTAACAAACTTAGTCATATCACCATCTTTATTTACAGCTACCACTCCTTCAGGATCAGTACCTTCCCCGCCGATACTATGACCAAATGGATTATTTTTGGCCATAACCCCAGTTAGGACATCTTTTGCTCTCTGTAAATGACCATGAAGTTCTAATGCATTTTTGAAGTGATCTTTGTTATCGTAAACTTCCTGCATTCTAGAAGCAAGCTGTTGACGTTTTTTGTCTTTACCTGCCTCTGACTTCAGCTTATCTATTTCTTTCTGGCCCTTACCCTGTATGTGATCCAAATACCCCTCAACTGAAGGTTCTCCGCCCTTTCTTATCATATCATTAACATGATTTTCTAGAGTATCGCCATGAGCAGAAACAGCATCAAACGCCTCTGGTTTCATTTTACGATAACCGATAGTTGCAGCATCTTTGTGAGAAAGAAACTCTCTTTGCTCCTGAGGTGTGTAATTCGCTGGATTAGTTTTAATTGTGGGATCAATATTATGAACGTCTGGGTGATCGCCAAACTTTTCTCGATCCTTATCTCTCAAAGGACCAGCAGACATATTTTCTAATCCACCACCTTTTGGACCAGAATATTTGGTATGAATAACAACACCCATTTGAGCATTCTTAGCTCTAGCACCGTGTTCACTTTCTTCAGGAGTCGAATATGTGATAGTGTTAGGTGTAAAATGAACTTGACCATTTTTCTTAGACAGATCATTTTTGGTATACATCATATCGCCTTGGTAAACATCTCCAGGTTTTGATGATCTAGGCATAACTTTAGGCAAATGCTGCAATGCTGCTGATAACTTCTCAACTAGACCAGGAGCATGACCGTGGTTAGCTTGAATGTCTTCGTGCGTGTAATTGATCTTTGGGTTCTTATTGAAAGCAGACTTAGAGGCTACGAAGAATTGACCAGTTTGTGGATGATGACCAAACACGATAGAAGGTGCACCATCATACTTTGTTGAAAAATGAGTTGATGTATTTTTACCCTGTAAAGATTTATGAGCATCATCAAGAAAATCAGCAGCTTTAGCAACGCCGTCATGACCATCGTAAATAGCATTATCTTCAAGGTGTCTAAGGTGCTTTAGTGGCTTACCTTCAGGTTGCTGCTCATCAGCTTCTAAAAGGAACTGTTTAAAATTAATCATTACTGGCCTCTCATTGATCTTGCTTGAGCTTTGTCTGCTGGTGATTCAAAAGACGCTCCACCATGCTCACCAGTTCCTGCTGGAACTGACATATTTGGCTTTTTAATTGGTTTTACTATAGTAGGAGATGCTGTTGGAGCTTTTTGTTTTTTGATA